CTGGTGAACCAAGAAAAATCGCCAGAGTACCAAATATCAAGGACTGCAACATACCAAGCGACTATTTGCAGTCCTTCTACATCGGTAATTAGCACGGGTTCGCCATCCTTGGGCATTTGGTTTTGGGGTCTTATCCAGGGCATGGCTTAGGCGTTTTTGGCTTGAAGGATGCGACCGAGCAGGGTCCAGTTCACTCTCCACGGAGAAATGGTTTCGGAGCGGTCGGGGCGGTTGCAGTTGACGCAAGCCTTGCGGATATGCAGTTGCCAGCGTCGGAAATCGATTGGTGTGGTTTTCATGGGGTTGGGGTTTGGTTATTTGAGGAATTAGATTCAAAGTTTTCTTGATAGTATTGTTCTGCTTGCTCTGATGCTGGCATTTCAAGACTGCTTATGATTCCTATCAAATAAGCATTAACAATTTGCTCCTTTTCAGCCTTTAATGCCTGCTCAAAATACCCATGGAATTGAGCGACACCCAAGATGTCAATATGATACTCGTGATTATACAGGTTGTCAATTAGCGTTTGTACTGGGGTTTTCATGGTTTTGGTCTTTTATGGGACAATTTGCGAGGTTTTGGGTATTTTATGACAGGTTATAGGCTGACGATGGGGGAGGTTTTGTCAGCGTGTGGGCTGACGATTTGTTCACGAATGAGCGAGTTAGCAGTCAGTTTGCCCCAAATCACCATAAGGTCTTTGAAGTGCTTTACTACTAATGGCTATTTCTCCGTCAGGAAGGTTGTTGCAATGACAAACCGAACTGCTAACAAGCGGTTGGCGCAATGCTTGGTTTATCACCTTGTCTAAATCATTTCGCATTAAATCTCGGTTTTGTTCTGTGTATTGGTAGTCTTTATTACTAAGCCACTTTTTTATAAATTTTTCTCTTGTCATTCTATTTAAGTTTTGTCAGCGTGTGGGCTGACGATTTGTTCACGAATGAGCGAGTTATAGTTAATTTAAAAGACTATCAATATCAGCCGTTGGTAGTGGCTTCAAATCGTAACTTTCATGTCTAATTCCGCTTGCTTCCAATCTATATAAGTTTCCGTCTTTGTCTTTCAATACTTTACCATTGTGTTCCCATTGGCAACCTTGAAAAACTATCGCTAACAACAAGACGGTAAAAGCAAGGGTTAATCGGTTAATTGAAAATTTCTGTTTCATGTGTATAGTTTTTACTTGTTTTCTTTATATGTTTTTTAAACCTGTATAGGTTTTGGCACTTTTCTTTACATTATGGTTTGGAATAACTGATACCTCCCACACGAATCGGTCAGGGTCTTGACCTGTGGCCCGAATCCGTTGGAGCGGGACAACACATACTCGCAGGCATTACCCTTCTCCCGCACCTCAATAACCTTCCACGGGCGGTCGTTTGTGCAGGCGGTCAGGAGCAGAAGGAGCAGTATGAGGCGCATGTGTCAAAGATATAAACAACCTACCCACATTCAGCCAACACCCGCTGGAAATCTTCTACCGAGCGGATGACCTCGTACCTGTACCCCGCCTCCTGAACGACCCCCTGCCACCATTTCTGCGATAGCGACTGCTTGCCCTTGGGTGTTTTAAATTCAAGAAATACCGCTCCTTTCGGGGATAGGTAGGTCATGTCAGCAACGCCAGCGGTCAGCCCGATTCCCTTTAGGAAGAAACCGTTGGAGCGGGAACGGGGGTTGTTGAGGTTGAGGAATAGCAGCCCCTGCTCGTTGGGTCGCATCAAAGCGAACAACTTGACGCAGGATGCTTGGAGATTGTATTCTTCCATCATAGCGAATTAGGTGGGTATTCGTTGGCTTTGGTAAAGGGAAGGTGGCATTGGATGTTTGCGATGCCAAGGGAACCGTTGCGGTTTTTGCGGACGATGACCTCCATGAGGTCCGCTGGTTGGTTCCTGTCGTGTTCGTAGGGGCGGTAAACAAAGCCAATCTTGTCCGCATCAAATTCCAGTTGCCCCGTTTCCCGAAGGTCCGACATGATGGGCCTATGGTCGCTCCTTCCCTCGGTTGCACGGGATAGCGATGACACCACAACCCCGAACACCTTCTGCCGTTTGCATATTGCTTTGAGGGTCTTGGATATGTTGGTCATCTGCTCAATTTTTGGCTTGGCTTTGTCAATCTTGGTCGGCTCTACGAGTTGGAGGTAGTCCAAGTAGAATCCGCAAATCCCGTACTTGGTTTTCAGTTTGGCGATTTCGCCCTCAATGCGGTCCAGGTTGGCTTGGTGCAGGTCCACGATATACAGCGGTTTGGACTTTAGGAGGTCCGCTTTTTGGCCCAAATCCATAAAATCTTTTGTGCTGATTCGCTCGGTGGGGTTGAGAAAGTGCGCCCCGTCCATGGTGGCGAGGTTGGAGAGCATCCGCTGGGTCAGTTGCTCCGCTGACATTTCCAGCGTGAAAAAGACCACGGGAATGTCGGCCATGGCTTGATTCATTGCGATTTGCAGGGCCAAGAGCGTCTTGCCCATTGCGGGCCTTCCACCTAAGAGGATAAACTCGGTAGGCTTGAACCCTGTAAGCATTCGGTCCATCGGGCTGATGTAGGTGGGAAAGATTGAATCCTTGCGCCTGCCTTCACGGACCTCGTTCATGTTCATGAGGTAGGTCTTAGCCAGTTCGTGAGCGGTAGTTTCGGTTGCGTTGGTTTCAATGGCCTGCATGGATTGATAGCGGGCGAAGGCTTTGGGTATGTCCCTGTCATGGGCCAACTCGTCCATGATGCGTTGTTCCTCCCGTTGCTTCCACGCTTCGTTGAGGTCGGAGGCATAGACCTTCCAATCAGAGGTCAGCGTGTTCCCGTCAAGGATGTCCACAAATTCAGCGATGACATGGGCTTGCCCGTTGTCAATGAGGTGCTTGTGAACGGCCACAAGGTCCACAGGTCGCTCGGCTCGGTGCAGGGATTCAATGGCCCGATATACGAGTACATGGTTCCCCGTGAATAGGCGTTCGGGAATTTGCAGAAGGAGGACCGCTCGGTTGGTGAACTGGTCCATGAGGCAGGACAGGAGCCTGCGTTCAGCGGTAAGATGGTAAGGGTTCGTCATCGGATTGGTTTAGTGGGTTGAAGGTAGCGTTCCTTGGGATTACTTGGTCCTCCCATCGGCCTTGGTTGAGGTAGGTCGCCGCATGGGGAACGAACTGGACGGGGGTTTCTGCGTAGAGGCGGGAGATGTTGTTGATGGCCTTCTGCTGGTCTTCGTCCTTCAACTTGGCGAAGGCTTTGGATGCGGACTGCTTGGAGGTCTTGCGAGGGTAGAGGGTCCAAAATTGGTCAAAAAGCACACAAGTATTTTCTCCTCTCTTCTTCTCTTCTCTTCTCTCCTCTTCTCTATTGAACATTGGTTCAACCTTAGTTGAAGGTAGGTTCAACATAGGTTCAACCTTAGTTGGATTTTCTTCAACCTTTGCTGACCTCCTTTCGGCACTCCGCTTCCCCGCTTGGGACATCTTGGTCCGATGCAGGTTGGCTTCCTCCCATTGGATGTCAAGGAACTTGATGAAGACCGACGGCCCGTTGGATTCTACCAATCGGGTTTGGAGTAACCGTTCAAGATGCCCATCGGCTTCCAGTTCGGCGTGGTCGGTTGACATCTCGCATTCTGCGTTCCAATAGACGCAACACAATCGGATGAAGGCCACCTGCACCTCGGCGGGTTGGCGGGATATTCGGCCCATCATCCAATCGGCTGGGCAGAACTTGAACCATGATATTTGCTTCATGAGTAAAAAAAAAGCCCCAACTGATTCCAGCAGTCGGGGCAGGGTTAAAGCGGCTAACCCTTAGTCGGACGCATCGTGTGGCTGGAATCACACACGGGCGTTATTGGTAAATGTAATCTTCGGGCAAAGTTACACTAAAACGGCATATCTCCAGCCTGTGGTTCAAATGCGTTGGCTGGACGGGATTCGTTCATCGGCTCTACTTTGCCGCTTAGGAACTTCTTGCCGCTCTGCCCTTCCTTGACCCATGCGGACAGGCGCATCTTGGTCCCGTCGGGGAGAATGATGTCCCCACGGTAGTCGGGGCGTTTTGGGTTGTCGCCCTTGTCGTTAGCGAACAGGGAGAAGGTGTTGGGTTGGGGGGTGTAGTTACTCATGGGTTGGGGTTGGGGTTTAGGTAAAATTGAGAATTTAATTGTTTTGAGGTGTTCAAATGGTACCCACACAAAGCAGTCCTCATGGCGGCTATGCTTTGGGTAAAGGTGTTGGTTTGCTTCGTAGTGATATACAAGGTCTTGACGATTAAAGATAAGAAAGGAATCAGCCGTTTCCTGTGCAATGTGCGTTGCCTCTCCGTAAAGCCAGCCGTTAAATCCGAACACATTTGAAATTTCTAAAAGCATTTCATTATCGCAAAATTGAGCGTCGTGTCGGTTTTTTCTTTTCCTTGATTTGACATCAAAAGTAAATCGCCCGCAAAGGTAATCTATATGTTTTTTTTGCTGGTCGGTTGTGGCTTTGATACATTCCATCCCAGCCTTTTCAAAAAAAAGAATTGGAAACAAATCTTCAGCCTTTTGACCTTCAATGGTTGTTTGCGGGTGGTCTTGCATAACGGTCATTGTGTTGATCCTTGGTACATAACTGCTCATGGGTTTTGGGTTGGGGTTTGGTTAGGTTGAATTGAGTATTTGCAGTTATCTTGTACGAGCCAATTAGAGGCCCGTAAATCGCTTAGGATTCGGTAGGTGGTACGCATGGTCACCCCAAGCACTTCGGCGAGTTCTGTGGCCCTGTACGGGCGTTGTGCGAGGTACGACACGGCGTAGATGGTGGCGACTCTTCGTTGGATTTCTTTTCCTTTAGGTTTGGGCATGGTTAAGTGGTCTTAAAAGTCACAGCGATGCTTGGTTTTGTCCCCTTTGCGGGACATACGGGGACCGCTTCGCCCGTCGCTTCGTCGTAGACCGTTGCCTTGCCAGCGTTGCGGAAGGCCATCTTGAGCAGTTCTTCCCTTACTTTCATGGATACTTGCAGGTCACTCCATTGCTGGTCGTGCTGGTAGTCGGGAGTGAGCGCCCCCTCCTTAACTTGAATCTCTGCACCGAAAGCGGAGAAGGTCTTGCCGTGCTTGTCGGCTTCGTCACGGACGATGTCCTCGGTTGCCTTTAGGACTTGCTCCAGGGCTTTGACGACCGCCTTCAAGCGTACATGGGCGGCGATGGGATTGACCTCTCCCTCCTGAATGCGGAGGATGAGGCCAGCGGCGATGTCGGCGATGTCTTGTTTGGAGATGTCCGACTTGGGGATGGTGACTAAATGGTTCATAGGTTTGGTGTGGTTTGTTTGGATTCAAAGAGGAGGTAGAAGGTATTGATTTTGCCGTTCCAAATTTCGTGGGGCAAGTATGCTGCAAAGCGGAGAATTTCTTCGCCATCCAATTGCCACCAATATTCGTGTTTTTGTAAAACGGTGATGAGGCGTTCCCCCATTACGGGTCGGTTTTCTTTAATGTCAAGAATGGCCTTGAACACATCCGCATTGCATTTTTCAAGTAGGGTCATGGCTTATTTTTTAGAGAGTTGGTTTTGGATGAATTGAATGCCTTTCTCAAAGCGGGCGGGGGTCATTTGGTCCAGGTCCTTGAGGAACCGCTCCTGCTGGTCAGCGGGTAACTTTTGCAACAGTTTCAGGAAGTCGGCTTTGAGGGTTGCGGCGGTGAGGTCGTCGTAGGCGGGAACCAATCCGAGTTTGTCGTTGAGGTCCAGTAGGTTGGTGTTAGCGGGCTTGGGGGCCGCTCCGTGCTTGCCTTTGTACACATCAATGCCGATTCCAATCCACGACGCAATCTTGGTAATCGCATCCGTGGTCGCACCTTTGGCGGCATCGCCTGGGTCGGAGTTGGTGCTGGATGCGATGCACTCGTAATAGATGTCGTGGGCGGGAACTGTGAAGATGGTCTTGGCTACGGCGGTATACTCAATCCGCTCACGGCCTGCATTGGTCGTGGTATGGACGGTTGCAATAGGGGAAGACAGGTCGGTCTTGACGACCCATCCACCGACACCGAATACTTGGTTGAGGCGTTCGGTCACGAAGATGCCCTTGATAGTGGAGAGGCCCGCCATGCGGGGATGAGCAGCAATGGCTTCGGGTGGAAGTGGCTCGGCGATTTTGGCGAGTTGTTCGGGAGATAGTGGTTTCATGGTTTGGGGGGTTTAGGATGCTTTTTCAATTAATTCAACTTTTACGGATTGGCCTTCTGCAAGGAGTTCAAATAGGATGCGGGCTGCCTCTAACCTGTTTGCACAAATTTGAGCCATGCCACCACCCCATGTCAATCTATAGAATTTCTTGTGCATGGTTTGGGGTTTAGTTGGTGATAATTGCAAGAAAGAATCTGCCGAAAAATGCGATGCCGAGGCAGGTGGTCAGCACGATGTAGCCCGTCGCAAGGGCGGCTTTGAGTTTGGTTTTGGTTTCGTGGGTCATGGTTTTGGGTTTGGTGGGTGGAAGAAAAGAATGTGCGTTGGCGAGCCGCACCCCTCGGTGGGTTACTTGATGCGAGCGTGTCCGTCTTTTGTAAAGCGAACAATCGCCTGCATTTCAGATGTTTTTACATCAAATTCTTCGTGAAGGCATTGCTTGTATTCGTTAGCATCTGATACAAAATCAAAGGCTACCGAAGTTGGGGAAAGCATAATTCCTTGCGAAGCAAAATGCTTGAGGTAAGCGGTTAGCACGATGTCCGCATATTGAGGTGGGACATTAATGGTGATTTGCTGCGGGATGGTGTTGGTGATGTTTTCCATTTTTTTGTGGTTTAGTGGTTGGTTTGTAGGTCAAAGATACGGCGGTTTTCCCTTTTGCGACCATTGTTGTCATTTTTTTTATGATTTTCTTTTTGAGCATTTACACCCGAAAGCGTATAAATTCCCATTTTTCGCCATAAATGCACCCGATAAGATATAAATTTGCGGTATGACCTACCACTCTACCCGACCCGCCAAAGCCCTCACGAATGCCTTGGAGCGGCTGATGATAGCCATATCGCCCGCTGACTTGGAGCAGAACCACGCCCTCCTGTGTGAGTATCGCAGGGCTTGCGAGTTGCTTGGGTACGACCCCGCCAAGGCTCAATGGGCAGGGGTCCATGAGGTGTCTGCCTCCCAGTTGCCCAGCGAGCAGGACCACACCGTTTGTTATTACCCACTCCTTAACCCCGAAGAATAATGCGCCAAATAACCCACCTCGTCGTCCATTGCACGGCTACCCCGAAGAACACCACCATCGCCAGCATCCGCAAACATTGGAAGGAGGGGTTGGGCTGGAAGGCGGTTGGCTACCATAAGATTATAGAACCCAACGGGAACATCATGACCTTGGCCACCGACGACAAGGTGACCAACGGGGTTGCGGGCCACAACTCAACGAGCCTGCATGTGTCCTACATCGGAGGCAAGGACACGGATGACCGCTCCATCCAGCAACGCCAAGCCATCGCAGGGGTGCTGCTTTCTTGGTTGCAGAAATATCCCAAGGCCCGCATTTGTGGCCATCGGGACTTCCCAGGTGTGGCCAAGGAATGCCCGCAGTTCAATGCGGAGAAAGAGTACGGTTACTTGTATGTGACCGCCAGCGATACGCAGGAGGGGTGAACGATAAACCCGTCATTAACGGGGTTTTGCAGGGATAATGCAGCGTAAGTCGTGCAGAGTAATCCTTTGCGGAAGGTAGCGAAATCCGCTACTTATGGAAAATATTCGCTCTTTTGCGGGTGATACTGGAGAATTGATTCCCCGAATGTCCAGTTTATTTTGAAAAAAACGGGACAGTTGTACGAAGGAATCGTACATCAAAAACGCCCTTTTCTATACATGACCGCTTCGTCATGCGTAATCAGTACAACCTATCCGCAGGAGTGAAGGTGGCGTGGAGTTGCAGTTCGGGACCCTTGTTGTCCTTGCTTGCGTTCCTGCTGGTTTCAAGTTTCATCCAATAGCCTCCAAGAGGCTTCGGGCCTCTGCCTCGTTCAGTGTGAAAACCCATGTACCCGCCGTCCCATTCCTCCTTGTAAGTCGCCGTACGCAGTTGGTGAATAGGTTTTTGAAGTAGGGTCTTCGTGGAACGGTCATAGCGGTGGATGATGTTTTGGTGATAGTAGAGTTCGTGGACATGGCCCATCCAAGTTAAGTCGTAGCCTTCGGTGCTTGCGAGCAACCGCTGGTCTTGGATGACCCCCTTTGTGACGGGTCCGCCACCCCCTGCACCGTGGTAGTAGTGGACCACGAAGTTGACCCCCCGAAGGTTGTCGTGTTGTACTCGGATGTCTATCGTGCCGCCGTATCCGCCAAGTTGAACCGTTGTTCCCGCCTCGTAGTTTAGAATACTGGTAACGGCCAAGAGCGGGTCAAATTCGGTATGCTTGATGATGCTGGTTTCGTGGTTCCCGTATCCGATTAAAAGAATGTTCTTGGCGTATGGCTTGAGCCAGTTGGCCGCATCTTCGGTGACGGCTTGCAGATAGTTGTTGACTTGGTGTTCGGGGCGTACTCCTGACTTGTCAGCCCGTTTATCATAACGGCCACCCATAAGGCAAAGGGAGTCCCCATTTAGTATGATGGCGGCATTCCTGCGCAAGGCTTCGTCCAAATGATTTTTGAGCAGCCCCCTATCGCAATGGGGGTTGTCCCAATGCAGGTCGCTGATTAGAAGAAACTCCTGCCCGCTTTGGCAGGTGACTTCGTGGATGTTGCGAGTGTGCTTAGTGGTTGGTAGAATCATCGCATGGCTTTTAGTGATGCGTTTTCGGATTCAAGTGCATGGATAGTAGTTTCCAAACTCTCAATCCGTTGACGCAAAACTAACAACTCATTGCGTAATTCAGTCAACTCTTTATTTTGTGCTTCGGCAGTCGCCTGCCACATCGCAAGGACCGCTTGCGCTTGCTTGACCTGGAGGGAATCCGCTTGGAAGCGTCCCCGTGTCAGCCAAGCAACTGCACCCCCGACGATTGCGGAGATGGACCCGATGATAGTGGTTTCAATCAAGTTCACGCCTTGGGTGCTTCGGGTTTAGCCTTTACTTTCTCCACGGCCATCCAACCTACTGACAACAAAGTAATTATCGCACCAATAATTTCGGTGAGCGTGGCGGTATCAATGACACCTTTGGCGACGAGTGTACCACCGATAAATGTTAGCAAGTGGCGGAGCAGAGCGATGATGGCTGATTGC